AACAAACCAAGGTTATTGTATTATTTTAAACGTAGAGGTTATAGAGGTTTTTCTATTAATCGTCCTGATAAAATTTGGAATAAACTATCTGTAACTGAAAAAGAAATAGGTGGTATACCTAATTCTAGTGAGGACATTAAACAAGCTCACGCTGCGGCTATAGAAACTTACATTGAAGAACATGTAGGATTTAATGGTGAACACCATGGAGATATGTATTTTCAAAACACTTTAGAAGATTGGGCTAAGTTCAATATAAATAATAGAACAAAACATGATGCTTCTATTAGTTCTGGCTTAGCTATTATGGCTTGCAACAAAAACAAGTATAGACCTATACCTCGTATTGTTAAAACTCCTGTTAATTTAGGGTTTAAAAAATATGATAATAACGGATCAATATCAAAAATTATAAAATAAATGCAAATTTACACTAATATGAATAGCACTTTTCCAGATCAGGTAGTATCTGATGCTGAGAAAGCTTCATGGGATTATGGTTTAGCCGTTGGTAGAGCTATCGAAGGAGAGTGGTTTAATAACTACAGAGGTGGAGGTTATAGGTTTATGACTAATTATAACACTTTTCATAATCGAAGATTATATGCTAGAGGAGAACAGTCTATACAAAAATACAAAGATGAATTGTCTATTAATGGAGATTTATCATATCTTAACTTAGATTGGAAACCAGTACCTATTATACCTAAATTTGTAGATATTGTTGTAAATGGTATATCGCAAAGAAGTTACGAAGTGAAAACGTTTGCTCAAGATCCTGAGTCAATGAGAAAAAGAACTAAGTATGCTCAAGATATAATTGATGATATTTTTTTAAAGCAATATGATGAAACTGTTAAAGAAACTTTTGGTTTAGACATATCTAGAGGAGATAAAAGTAAAGATGCTCCTAAATCTTTAGATGAACTTCCTGCCCATATGCAGTTAAATTATAAACAGTCTATTGAAATTGCAGAAGAAGAATTAATAAACCAAGTATTAGATAAAAACAAATACCATTTAATTAGAAAAAGATTAAATTACGATTTAACTGTTTTAGGAATAAGCGCAGTTAAAACTACTTTTAATAGATCAGAAGGTATTGTATTAGATTATGTTGATCCTGCTCGGCTTGTTTGGTCTTACACAGAAGATCCTAATTTTGAAGATATATACTATGTTGGAGAAGTTAAAAATATTAGTCTACCAGAGCTTAAAAAAGAGTTTCCGAACTTAACTAACGATCAACTAGAAAAAATACAAAAATACGAAGGTAACAATAGTTATACTAGAGAGTGGAATGGTAGATATGATAATCAAACAGTGCAAGTACTATATTTTGAATGGAAGTCATATACTAACCAAGTATTTAAAATAAAGAAAACTAATGTTGGTTTAGAAAAAGTTATTGAAAAACAAGATTCATTTTTAGAAGCTGAAGATAATGATAACTTTAAGAAAGCTTATAGATCAATAGAAACATTATATTGTGGAGCAAAGATATTAGGTTTTGAAGAAATGCTTAAATGGGAAATGTCTGAGAACATGACACGTCCTTATTCTGATAGTGTTAAAGTAAATATGAGTTATAACATAGTAGCTCCTAGAATGTACAGAGGACGTATAGAATCACTTGTTTCTCGTATTACAGGTTTTGCTGATATGATCCAATTAACCCATCTTAAACTGCAACAAGTGTTATCTAGAATCGTACCTGATGGTGTGTATTTAGATATGGATGGTTTAGCTGAGGTTGACTTAGGTAATGGAACTAACTATAATCCGGCTGAAGCTTTAAACATGTATTTCCAAACTGGTAGCATCGTTGGTAGATCAATGACGCAGGATGGTGATCAAAATTTAGGTAAAGTTCCAATACAAGAGTTACAGTCATCTTCAGGTGGAGCTAAAATGCAAAGCTTAATACAGACTTATCAATATTATTTACAAATGATAAGAGATGTAACCGGACTTAATGAAGCTAGAGATGCAAGCACGCCGGACAAAGATTCATTAGTAGGTTTACAAAAGCTAGCTGCGGCTAACTCTAATACAGCTACCAGACATATACTACAAGGAAGTTTATTTCTCACACTTAAGACTTGTGAAAATATTTCTCTTAGAGCAGCAGATGCTTTAATGTTTCCACTAACTAGAATGTCTTTACAAAATAGTATATCTAATTATAATATAAATACATTAGATGAATTAGCTAAATTAAGTCTTCATGATTTTGGTATATTTATAGATTTAGAGCCAGATGAAGAAGAAAAACAAATGTTAGAGCAAAATATACAAGTAGCTTTACAACAAGGTGGGATTGATTTAGAAGACGCTATAGATATTAGAAATATTAATAATTTAAAGTTAGCTAACGAATTACTTAAAAAACGTAGAAAAGAAAAACAAAAGATTGAGCATCAGCAAAAACAACAAATGATTGAAGCTCAAGCTCAAGCTAACGCTCAAGCAAGCGAAGCAGCAGCTATGGCTGAAGTGCAGAAAAACCAAGCTTTAAATGAAACAAATATCCAGTTTGAACAAGCTAAGTCACAGTTTGAGATACAAAAAATGCAAACTGAAAATGAACTTAGAAAAGAGTTGATGGCTGAACAATTTGGTTACGACATGCAGTTAAAGCAAATGGATATGGATGCTACTAAACAAAAAGAAAAAGATATTGAAGATCGAAAAGATGAAAGAGTAAGAATACAAGGTACTCAACAAAGTAAAATGATCGATCAACGTAAAAACGGTTTACTACCTACCGATTTTGAGTCAAATCAACCAGATAATTTAGGTGGTGATATGCAAGGGCAAATGATGCCACAATAACATTTATTAACTATTATATTATATTATGTCAGAAGAAATAAAAGAAACTCCTACGGGGGAGTTGGAGCAAGGAGACTTTAAAATTAAAAAGAAACCTAAAAAATTAGCAAATCAAAAAGTAGAAACTACAAAAATAGATTTGTCTAAAAAGAAAGAAGAAGAACCTAAAAAAGAAGAAGATGCCGTTTCAATCGGAGAAACAAAGAAAATACCTATGGGCGAATCTACCGGAAGTAGCGAAGCAGCTGTCGTACAAGACAAGCCCGCTGCAGAAAAGAAAGTGCAAGAACCTGAAGTCAAACAGGAGGAAGTAAAACCCGTAGCTACTATTACTGAAATTACAGATGAAGTTAAAGAAGATAAAGAAGTAATTGAAGAAATAAAAGAAGAAATAAAAGAAAATCCTAAATTAGATTTACCAGAGAATGTAGAAAAATTAGTGGATTTTATGAAAGATACTGGGGGCACAGTAGAAGACTATGTTAGATTAAATGCTGATTATTCTCAAATCAGTGAAGAAGCTCTACTAAACGAGTATTATAAAAAGACTAGACCACATCTTGATCCTGACGAAGTTAAATTCCTTATGGAAGATAAGTTTGTTTATGATGAAGATTTGGATGAAGATCGCGATATAAGAAAAAAGAAACTCGCGAAAAAAGAAGAAATTGCTAAAGCCAAGCACTTTTTGGAGGAAACGAAAAAGAAGTATTACGACGAGATTAAGTTAAGACCGGGCGCTACTCAAGAACAACAAAAAGCAATGGATTTTTTCAATAGATATAACAAAGAACAGGGTGTGATAAAAAAACATCATGAGGACTTTAAACAAAATACAGAAAAATATTTCAACAATGATTTCGAAGGTTTCGATTTTAATATTGGTGAAAAACGTTTTAGGTATAGTGTTAATAACGCGAATGATGTTGCTGAAAATCAATCTAAACTTTCAAACTTTACTAAGAAGTTCTTAAACAAAGATGGAAGTGTGAGAGATTTGAAAGGTTATCATAAAGCACTTTATACTGCAGATAATGCTGATAGCATAGCAAATCATTTTTATGAGCAAGGCAAAGCCGATGCAATTAAAGATATAACTGCTAAATCTAAAAATATAAATAATGAAGCGCGTACATCGCCTTCAGGAGATATATTTATAAATGGGTTAAAAGTTAAGGCAATAAATGGAGTAGATAGTTCTAAGTTAAAAATACAAAAAAGAAAAACAACTTAACTAAAAATTAAAAATTATGGGTTTTGCAACAAGTGGGAGTTTTCCTGCAAGTTTAATTCCTGCTCAGAAAAAGCAAGCTTTAAGTAATAATTACTTAAACTTTGCTGATGGAACAAGCGATTGGGCACAACAATATTTGCCTGAGCTTTATGAGCAAGAAGTAGAAAGATACGGAAACAGAACTTTATCTGGTTTCCTAAGAATGGTTGGCGCTGAAATGCCAATGACATCTGACCAAGTACTTTGGTCTGAACAAAATAGATTACACGTTTCTTATAACGAAGTAGAATACAAAGCTGGTGTAATTTTTGAAATAGAATTAGCTAACGCTAATCCAGCGACAAACGGTAGAGGTAATAATACTGCAGCAATAAAAGTTAATAATACTATTATGATTGCTGATAATGCTACAGGTTTAATAACGCAAAAGTGTATAGTAACTA